ACTATGAAATGATGAGAGAACGCATCGAAGAGTATAAGAAGGCCCCGCCTGGTGTGTGGTATGATGGAGAACAAATCTGGGATGGTGTATACCGCACTAACAGCAAGTAAGGTTCTTTACTTATTTGCCTTTCTTTGCTGGCTCTTGCTTGGTATTTTGCTCTGGGTTCGATATGGGCCCATTATTTACTTCGACAGTATTACCATGATGCTTGGCTGCTAGTTCTTCTGCGGCTCTGACCTGCTTATCAGCCGCTTCCAATTCGCGTTGTTGAGCCTTTGCAGCCGTCTCAACGTCATGTAGGTGTCTTTCTGATTCGATTTCTTTACCACGCAACTGTAGTACAATATTGATTTTCTGGTTCAAACGGATAAGATCGTTGTCGAGCATACGAATACGGTCGATAAGAGCAATCAACACCGTAGAGGCCTCGCTGGTCACAGGTTTGATTTCTTTGGTTGCCCATGTCCATACATAGTAGATCATATATCCCATGCCGCCTGCGGCTACAATAGGAAATCCATATTTGTTGATTAGTTCAGCAATGCCACCCATTAGTCTCTCCTTGCATCATTCTTGCCGTCAGCGCGGGCGATACGGTCAACGTCAGGTTTAACACCAAGAGCATTAGAGACCAGAGTGTCAATACGGATAACGTCATGGTTCATAGTTTTGACACGATTATCTAATGCGGTAATAATACCTGATAGGCTCTTGACAGAACTCATAACACCTGCTAGGATAAACTTCATTGTGAGGAATACGAAGTAACCGCCAGCGCAAGCTGCTGCGATAGGAAATCCTACTTCTGCGACTAACTTAAACCATTCATCCATTATTCACCTTTTTGGTTGACATGTGCGTTTGTTTACTATATACTATTTAGACAATAAAGAAACGCTTCCTTAGCTCAAAGGTAGAGCAATCGCTTGATAAGCGATAGACGTTGGATCGATACCATCAGGAAGCACCATTCAGGGTTAGTTCAATTGGTAGAACTACGGACTTTGAATCCGTGTGTTGGTGGTTCGAGCCCATCACCCTGAACCAGTTTTAACATGATGAAAGGTGAGAGATGACAAAAGAAGATAAATATAAGGTGACATATTCGTTCTCTGTAGAGTATGAGAATGTTAATCTACCTGATGAGCCTAAGCATAGTCTTACTGTACTCACGTTTGACGGTACAGATGCTCATCTTGACCTGGTGTTAAATCAGTTTGCAACCTTTATGAGGGCCGCAGGCTATCATTGGGTTGACGGTCTTGAGGTTGCAAAGAGTTAATATCGGATAAATACTATAATGTGACAGTGTTGCCGAACGGTTAGGCTGAGGTCTGCAAAACCTTTTTATGTGGGTTCGAGTCCCATCTGTCACTCCAAAGAAAGGAGAAAACATGCTAAGAGTAATCACAGCATGTCTATCCGCTTTTTTGCTTACAGGTTGTGCCTTCTTCACGCATCCTATTAAAAGCGGTAAACAGCAAACCATGGTCGCCAGTTGGTATGAGCATGGAACTAGAACTGCGAATGGTGAAAGATTTAATCCTGACGGATTAACAGTTGCACATAAGAAATTACCATTCAATACAAAGATAGCCTTGACAAGAGGCGACAAAACAGTTATAGTAAGAGTAACTGATAGAGGCCCTTTCATTCGCGGAAGAGACCTTGACCTTTCGAGAGGTGTTGCAAAAGCTCTGGGTTGCATCCAGATAGGTGTTTGCACAGTTCACGCAGAGATCCTATAGTTTAATGGTAGAACGCAGGTCTGTCTAACCTGTCGCGGGAGTTCGATTCTCCCTAGGATCGCCACTATATAATATGTAAAGGTGAAAACATGAACGATGAAGAAAACAAAGAAGGTCTCTGGGAAGGCTTGAAAAAGCTCGGTGAAGCATTACATGCTCGCGATGAAGACCTTGACAAACTAGCCGAAACCTGCGATTATGATATGAAGATCGCAGTTACTAGATGGGTAATGAAGCATATTGTTGCCCATGCAGAAGAAGGCGGTTCTTATCGTTATCTGATCTATGATCGTCTTGATTTTGGACCAGATGCCTATGCTCCACTCTGTGGTGACGGAATGACTATCTCAAATATGTTTGACTTAAATCAAGCGGATGAGGTAGCAAAGGTTGCCAAGGAGCATGGTTATGATAAGATAAAGCCTGTCATTAATCTGTGTGATGAACCAGGATGTTATGATACAGTAAGTTGTGGTTTTCCTACTGATGATGGTGAGTATCGCCGCACCTGTTCTACCCACAGCAATTTTAAGCTAAACAAGGAGTAAGTATATGTTTAAGTCTATCAAGTTGGCCACAGTTTCGTTGCTGGTCCTTTCGTCAGTAGCGGTCGCTGGGGATCTTCCTAGTAAGACTCAGCCTGCTATCCCATCTGTAAAGTCTATTACAGGTGATACTACATACTACGTTGGTGGTTTCATTGGCGCAGATGCAAAGAAGGTTGAACCATGGTACGGTTCTCTTCGTGGTGGTGTCAATGCTGGTTATAATCTAACCACATTTGCTGCTGTTGAAGCTGCATATGAATATCAGTATAGCCCTACAAAGGCTTTGCGTGGTAATGCCTTATTCGCCAACGCTGTTGGTCAGATGAAGGTGCCTTTCATTCCCGTTGTGCCTTATGCACTAGCTGGTGTTGGTTATCGTATGAGTGATGCCAAAGATCAGGCCGTCTGGAATGTCGGTGGTGGTTTGAAGTATGAAGTCACTTCGAATATTGACCTTGACCTTCGTTATCGTTATGCGTCAGACTTTGATCGTAAGACACATAACAATGCTGTAACTCTTGGTGCAGCATATAAGTTCTAAGCTATAATAAGAATTATTCTTGTTATAGTTTGATTCTCGGTAGCTCAGTTGGTAGAGCATCTGACTGTTAATCAGAGGGTCCCTGGTTCGAGCCCAGGCCGAGGAGCCAATATGGATGGTCACATAATAGACCCGCAGGGGGCCAAGGTTAGCCCCCACCATTTTTTAGAGGTTTGATATGGACGTATGTGATCTTTTTCCTTCTGGTTTTTCAGTACATAACTTGAGTGTTGACGAAAATAGCCTCAACAAAATAATGAAACTATCGAAAGACTCAGATAACTTTGATCGCAATAATAACGGAAATTTCTTACACAAAGAAACCTACATATTCGATACGATTCTAAAAGATTCGAAGTTGGTGAAAGATATATATGAGTGTATCGATGAGCATGTCACGAAGATTTCGGGTGAAAAACCTAATCTTCGAATCACGCAGAGTTGGTTGAATATCAATCCACCAGGTACTAGCCATCATAGGCATAGTCATGGTAACAGTATATTGAGTGGTGTTCTCTACATACAAACGAACGAGTCGAGTGGTAATTTCGTAGTACATACACCAAACAAAAGAGCATTTGGTGGTTTCGTAGAAGAGTTCAATAGATATAACTATGAGTTTATCTACTTCACACCTAAGAAATTTGATTTGTTCCTGTTTCAGAGTTCTCTAGACCACTCAGTAAACGTAAACGAATCACAAGAAGACCGTCTGTCAATATCATTCAATACGTTTTATCGCAGTGATTTCACGATGAATGGTGGCCTGACAGAAATAAGATTGCCCGTATAGCTCATCAGGTAGAGCAACTGATTTGTAATCAGTAGGCGGTGGGTTCGAGTCCTGCTGCGGGCACCATATACGGAGCGTGGGCAGGATGGTAATGCAGCGGTTTGCTAAACCGTAGAACCGCAAGGTTCAATTGGTTCGATTCCAATACGCTCCGCCAAAGGATAAGTAGAAATGAAAAAAGTAGCAGTCGCATTGTTAGTGAGTCTACTAACTATCGTTTCAGCCAGTGCTGATGAAGTGTCAATCATTGGTCATGGTTTCTCTAAGCATCTTGATAACCATAACTTCAGAGAAAGAAATTATGGTATTGGTCTTAGATATGAGCATGACGACTACGGTGTACAGATAGGTGCGTACCAGAATAGCATATATAAGGATAGCGTATACATTGGTATTGATTGGAACTTAATTCAATATCAGACGAGTACATGTTTGAAGTATGATGCTGGTGTCTATTATGGTGCTGTTACAGGGTATACATATGCTGTGACACCTGTTGTAGGTATACAAGCGGCTGTTAAATGTGAGAATGTGTTTGTCAGAGTTCGAGCAATGCCAGAACCATTCTATAACTCTAAGGCTGTTGGCTCTATAGAGTTTGGGTTGGTGATAAAGAAGTTTTGATATCGGTGAAGTGTTACGGTAGCACATCAGTCTCCAAAACTGAGGGCCTGGGTTCAACTCCTAGCACCGGTGCCATATCATCGCTGAACAGATACGTCTGTCAGCACCTCCAGCTCCAGGGCTGGAGACTAATTGGAGTGCATGTCTAGTCGGGGATACTAGCACCGCCTTGAAAGCGGTTGGAGCCGAAAGGCCAGGGGTTCGATTCCGCCATCACTCCGCCAAACAGAGAGGGTGCTATGATTGTAAGTTCTTATAGTAAGGGTAATAGACGCGCAGAGATTCACAACGAAGGTAGAGGATTGTCTGTGTATCTATATGAGAATGATCTCTTCATTGAAACGAGAGAACTGAAGAATTATAGCATCCATTATGCAGAAAGCCTAGCCGAGAATTTCGTAGAGGAGATCGGCAGCTTCTACAATATGAAGAAACTACTAGTAGAATAAATTTGCGGGGGTGATGTAATGATAGCCTGTCACCTTGCCAAGGTGAATGCAGGGGTTTGATTCCCCTTCCCCGCTCCAATCTATGCGGATTTAGTGTAACGATAGCACGGGTTGTTCCAACAACCGAGACTGGTTTAACTCCAGCCTCCGCTCCATCACCAAAGGAGTTCTAATGACATGGCATACTGGGGTTTTCATCTTCTCTTAGACTGCGCCGAACTTGACAACGCAGCGATTATAGACTATGATAATATCTATCACTTCGCAAAGCGCCTTGTCAAGGACATTGACATGGTTGCATATGGTGAACCACAGATTGTTAACTTTGGATCTGGTAACAAGGCCGGCTACACCTTGGTACAGTTGATTGAGACTTCCAATATCGTAGCCCACTTCGTACCTGATGATGGTATGGGTGGTAATGCAATGTATCTTGACGTTTTCTCCTGTAAAGAGTATGATGATGCGATTGTTATCGAACTAGTTAAGGAGTATTTTGGCGCCAAGTATGTACGCCCGAATTATCTAACTAGACAGGCTTGACATGATTATCCCGACCAAGTATAATGTAGGTGATACCTTTTGGGTTCCTCGTTCGATGGACTTTTGGACAACCGAAGAACTCAGACACGAAGGTGAAGTGTGGGAACGACAGGTTAAAGAGATTCGACCTAGCGTCAAACAGAAAAAGATCATAGGCATAGAAATTTCGGTGAACAAGAGCAACAAAGTAAATATTCAGTACTTTACAGTCAATGTTGGCCATGAAGATACTATGTCGCAGGTCTATCAGGAAATGACCATCAATAATTACACTGAAGAAGAAGCACTAGCAATAGCGAGAGATTATGCCGACAGGAATGAAACCTATTACGGAACTTAATCTGAAGTATCCGTTCGATGAAACTTCAGAAGGAACTTCACGCAATTATACTCTGCTGCACGCCAACTACAATTGGTGCCTAGATATCTTCAAGAGGGTTGACGAGGTGCTCAAAGCAGAGTATTATACACCTCAAGAAAAGATTGATGGGATTACTTGGCTCATCAAACAAGGATTGAAAGCCGAGTCAGAAGAATAAGGGGGTATAGCTCAGTTGGGAGAGCGTCTGCTTTGCAAGCAGAATGTCGGCGGTTCGATCCCGTCTACCTCCACCAGTTTGTTAGGGATTAGTTCAGTTGGTAGAACGGCAGACTCTGAATCTGCATGTCCGAGGTTCGAGCCCTTGATCCCTAGCCAGTCCCGTTAGCTCAACTGAATAGAGCATCGGTCTACGAAACCGAAGGTTGGGAGTTTGACTCTCTCACGGGACGCCATTTAAGGAAGAAGAAAATGAAGACGCTAAATGAATTACTTGACATAGCCAAAATAGCTGCTATACTATTTTGGATGCCAATCATCGTAATGACCTTTCTAGGAATTATGATTAGTTTCGAATAATGCCCCTGTAGCCCAACTGGTAGAGGTGCCGGTCTTAGAAACCGTAGGTTGTCAGTTCGAATCTGACCTGGGGCACCAAATTTAGTCCTTGCCATAGGGACAGGCCATTCTTCGTGGCTGGTATCAACGGCATGATATCTAGTGTCAGGTGCGAGCATGACCTAACTAAAGACGCAGAAGAATAATAGCCCGTGTAGTCCAATTGGTAGAGGCGGCGGATTCAAACCCCGCATGTTGTGGGTTCGAGTCCCTCCTCGGGCACCAATCTAGAAGGAGAAGTGAGCATGAATAAGTTACTTGTAGTATGTGGGTTGGCTTTGACACTTGCTGGTTGTAATGCAACCGTGTATCCGTCGAGGCCTATGGTGATTGATCTTGAGACACGACCACCTTTGGTTGTGCCTCGTGCATATGAACCTCTTCCACCTCCTCGCCCATACATGCACAACCATCGTCGTTGTGGCACTATTTGGGATAATACACCTCGTGGCTATCGTGAACGGGTGGTCTGTAATTACTAACCTAACTTAGTGTTGTTGGTCAGCACGGATGATTGTGGATCATCAAGACTTGGTTCGAATCCAAGAGTTAGGACCAATCGAAGAGTGAAATGAAATGAACAAGAAGTTTGATATCGATGAAGTCCGACAATATATCACTAATAGTTCAGAGAGTACATCCGTGTATATTGGAGCAGATAGTGAACGCTACCGTGGTCGGGATGGCCACTGGTACGCTGACTATACTACTGCTATCGTTATACACATTGATGGTTCTCGTGGATGTAAAGTTTTCGGAGACGTAGTAACCGAACGTGACTATGATAAGCGCCATGATAGGCCTGCATATCGTCTAATGAATGAAGTCTATAAAGCGTCGGCTATGTACCTTGAACTGTTCGAGGCTATTGGTGACCGTCATGTAGAAGTTCACCTCGATATCAATCCTGATGAACTGCACGGTTCTTCTTGTGTCATTCAACAGGCCACTGGCTACATTCGTGGTATGTGTGGTTTCTCACCAAAGGTCAAACCAGAAGCCTTTGCGGCCTCATATGCTGCTGACCGCCTGAAAGAAATTCTCACACCATGAAGCTCGACACCATCTTTGCCGAAAGGTTTAGAATATCGATGAAGCGTATGGAAATATGCAGAACATGCGATAAATTTAAACCCGACAACAAAAAATGTTTAGTCTGTCGTTGTTTCATGGACTATAAGACATTGCTTCTCGACTCCAAATGCCCTCTTGATAAATGGCAAGCTGAAAAAGTGCTAAATAGTCCATCAGACCAGGAGTCAAAGTAATGGAAGAACTAGTAGAAAAGCTGAAGGTTGTTTTAGCTAACACATTCACCATGTATATCAAGACACATGGTTATCATTGGAATGTTATTGGTTCTGACTTCCCTCAGTATCACGATTTCTTCGGTGATATCTATACAGAGGTTCATGGTGCAGTAGATGATATTGCCGAACAGCTTCGTCAGATAGATTCATTTGCGCCTGGCACTCTTCAGCGTATGAAAGAATTATCTCAGGTAGAAGAAGATGATAAGATTCCTGCTGCACCTAAGATGGTCACAAACTTGATTGCTGCCAATGATACTGTAACTACTTCTCTGATAGAGTGTTATGAGATGGCAGAAGATGCCAAAGAGTATGGTCTATCTAACTTCCTTCAAGACAGAATAACAGCCCATAAGAAACATAGTTGGATGCTCAAAGCAACCTCAGGTCAGAAATCATAATAGTACATTGATAGAATCAATCTAAGCCGCCTCAGGGCGGCTTTTTGTTGTTTAATAAATATACCGTATAGACAACTTTATGATTGATGAGAAATGCAGATATCACAAATTATACCTAAAATGACTACCGTGAAGTTCAATTCGATACTGAAAAGTGTCGGTGTTATGTCACATGAGATAGTCAATGCAAAAATGATAGTGCTATATGGTCAGACAAAATCTAGATCAGACAGATCAGGCCTACTCAAAGAACTGGCCGGCCTACTAAAAACCTATGGTGCAAAATTTGACGCATCCAGTGCGGCTTCAGGTGCCGGCGCAGTTATGGTTGGTCAGACGAAGATCATAACCAAACCAGCAAAAACTCAAGGTGGTTATATTCTCAAACCAGGTTTTTTTGGTGATCCAAGAGTAAGTCTGGTAGACGAAGACATACCTTTCAACTCATACTATTCTAAGGTCATCTCTGCAATCAATGCCACAAAGAAACTATCAGATGAACAAAAAGAAGTACTGATTGCAATCACAGAGTACACAAAGAGTCCTGATGCTGCTACCAAACTCAAGGTGAAGAAGATGATGAAAAACTTGGGTCAGACAATTCAGATAAACACCGTAAACAATGATTTTGGCGAAGTACTAGGACCTATTGCAATACAGAGCTACAGTCTTCTGCCTATAGACTATAGATCAGCAGTTGTAAGGATACCTGGTAGATCCAATGAACCGTTGTTGGACTATAAGATAACAGACAATAAGAATGAATATAAAATTTCTGCCAAGTCTGGTACTACTACGAATACACTAAAACCTGCCGATGTTTTGAGTCTTATTGATGAGAACCCTAAGTTGAAGAAGAGATGGGGTAAGACTCCTGAATATACCATAATCAAGCTTCTGAATGAAGGCACCACAAAGCAAGGCCCAATTGATACTGGTATGTGGATGAAGAAGAACGGTTTCGAATCTGAATTTGGCTGGTTAAAAAATGATGTGTACACCGAAGAGAGTAGACAGAAGTGTGAAGACACGATAGTTAAAATTTCCAGAGAATCAATAGACTTCACACCATTGTTCAAAGATGCAACCGATTCGAAAATATTCTATGTGAAATTTAGAATGACGATAATGGGTGAGGTAGAATGGAAATTGGTAGAAACACCAAAAGATAAGAGTGAAGAAAAGAAGACGCAGAAGAGAGTCTCATTCAGGTCGAAGAACTTTGTTGGCAGAGCAAAAGATAAGTTAGGTTTCCAAGTATGATTTCATTTTCAAGCTATCTCAATGAATCTAAAGAAGGTAAGAATGTTCATTTGGAGCACCTGCAAGATGAGGTGTTGAATGGCGGTGTCACTGGTACCAGAAGTGCTATTTACTTTCTCACTTCTCTGAGAGATATGCTGGCTGGACATGCTAGTGAAGCCAGAGTTAATCTTACCACAAAGTGGGATGGAGCGCCTGCTGTTTTTGCTGGTATCAATCCAGAAAACGGTAAATTTTTCGTTGGTACTAAAGGTGTCTTTGCAAAGAACGCAAAACTCAATTATACCGATGCTGACATTGATGCAAACCATCCTGGTGAAGGTTTAAACAAGAAGCTAAAGATTGCTCTAAGATATCTCAGAGAACTTGGTATCACTGGTGTTATTCAAGGTGACATGATGTTCACCAAAGAAGACCTTAAAAATCAAACTATAGATGGCGTTGATTATGTTATCTTCCAACCTAACACTGTTGTATATGCTGTACCTGCTGATTCTAATCTCGCTAAACAGATAACTACAGCACAGATGGGTATTGTCTGGCATACCACATATGTTGGCCCTGCACTAGAAGATATGAAAGCTTCGTTTGGTGTTGATATCGGGCATCTCAAGCAAACCCGAAATGTCTGGTTCAGAGATGCTTCATTCGTTGATGCTACAGGCACAGCCACATTCACCGCGCCAGAGACCGCAGCACTTAACTCTATCCTTACAGCCGCCGGTAATCTATTCAGAACCATATCTGCCCGCACACTGAATGAGATTGCTACGAACGATGCCTACAAGGTACAGATCAAGGCCTGGAACAATTCTAAGGTTCGCGAAGGTCAAGCCATCACAAATACGTCCGAGCATGTTAAAGGATTAATTCTTTCGATTGAGGAAAGAATGAACAAGTCAATTGCCGAGGCCAAGAAAGCTGACACGAAGGCCAACCGTCAGCGTGAAAAAACCATTGTGGTAGGTTGGTATAAGGCCAACAAAGATGAGTTGAAGAAGATTTTCGACTTGCAAAACCTGATAATTGATGCTAAACTAATGATAGTCAGAAAGCTGGAAAAGATACAGGGTGTAGTAGGAACATTTAAGAGAACTGAGAATGGCTATACCGTAACAACACCAGAAGGATTCGTGGCCGTCGATAGACTGAAAGGAAATGCAGTCAAGTTAATCGACCAGCTAGAGTTCGCTTTCAATAACTTCACAGCAACAAAGAACTGGTCGAAATGAAATCTCTCTATGAATATCTAGAAGAAGCCAAAGAACAAACGGGAATGTTGCTCAACATTTTCGATATTGATGATACACTATTCATATCACAGGCCTCTGTCGTGATTATGAAAGACGGTGAGAAGGTTCGTGAACTGAAGTCTGGTGAGTTCAACACCTATAAGTTGAAACCAGGTGAAGAGTATGATTTCGCTCAGTTTAGGTCTGGTGAACATTTCAAGAAGACTGCGGTGCCTATCGATAAGATGATTGACCGCTTGAAGAGAGCCTTTCAAGACACCAATTCGAAGACTATCATCGTCACCGCAAGGTCCGACTTCTTCGATAAAGGTCCTTTCTTGCAGAAGTTTAGAGACCATGGTATTCCAATCGACCAGATTTATATCGAACGAGCTGGTAACCTCCAGAAGCTAAAGGCTGACGCGAAGACCAATATCACCAAGGCGGTTATCATTCGCAAGTACATCGCTTCTGGTAAATACAATAAGATCCGCATGTGGGATGACCATAGAGGTAATCTCGAAACGCTTCTGAAGCTGAATAAACTACATCCAGAAATCAAGATTGAGGCCTACTTGGTCGATCCAGAGACAGGTGAAAGCACCAGATATACTAAATAAAAGACAAAGGTTCCTGTAGAGGGGATATATGAAAACAATAGCGGTTTATCCTGGCCGTTTCCAACCTTTTCACAAAGGTCACGCCCAGGTCTATAAGTGGTTGAAGAGTAAATTTGGTAACGCAACCATTGCAACATCCAATAAAGTAGAAGCTCCAAAGAGCCCTTTCACCTTCACTGAAAAGAAGAAGATGATGGAGCTATCTGGTGTCACCTCTACTGACATTCACGAAGTTCGCAGTCCATATATCTCATCTGAAGTTTTACGAGGCTACGATGGTTCAAAGACCATTGTAGTCTTTGCTATTTCCCAGAAAGACATGGAAGAAGATCCACGTTTCTCTTTCAAGCCAACCAAGTCTGGTCAACCCAGCTATCTACAACCATATCCAAAAGACGGTAAAGGTGCAAAACCTTTCGGTGATCCTGATAAACCTAAGGCCTATGTGGTCGTAACACCAACATTCGATTTCGAAGTGCTTGGTGAACCTGCAAGGTCTGCTACAGAAGTTCGCAAGCAATTTGCTAATGCCGACCATGGTACTCAGATCAAGATCATCAAAGACCTCTTTGGTAAATATGATAAAGGTATTCACAAAGTTATGGATGAAAAAATTAAGGGTGCGATGGCATCCGCACCAAAACCAGTTTCTATCAAGAAGATTAGAGCCAAACTCAAAGAAGAAAATATCAATGAGGTATCAAAAGTAAAATTGAGTTCTAAGCCTGATGATTTTGGAGCTTATGTGCGCGACACTGGTGATAAACCAGAAAAAACTTCAACTATACCAATTCATAAAATATCTGTGCATGAGCCTGATGATAAGTTTGATAATCCAGAACATGCTAAAAATTTAGGTAAAATTGCAAAGTCGATCAAAGCTGGTAAAGAAATGCCACCTATATTAGTTCGAAGACATGGTATAGATAGATTTCAAGTTGTTGATGGTCATCATAGATTGAAAGCTCATAAAATGGCCGGCAAGAAAGAAATTTCGGTCAGGGTGCTTTCACCAGCCAACGTCAAAGAGATCAAAGAAGACCATGTAGAAGATATTGGTGACCTGAACCATGAGAAGTTTGGTCCAATGCTGGACACCTTCACACAGTTTGCATCGAAGAAGCTTGGTATCAAGTCACTACCTAAGATGAGACTTGAAAAAGAACCAATGAGTAATAGTTTTGGTGGTTATACTCCAGGCGAAAAGTCTATTGTAGTAATAAGCAAGAACCGCCATCCTATGGATGTGTTCAGGACCGTTGCTCATGAATTGGTCCATCACAAGCAAAATGAGGATGGTCGTCTTGGCAAAGATATTTCCAATGAAGGTGCAACAGGTTCCGATATTGAAAACGAAGCCAATTCGGAAGCTGGCAAGATTATGCGCTGGTTTGCGAAGTCTAATCCAGAAATGTTCAAGTCTGGTTATGTCACCGAAGAAACGATAACCGAAGGTATCAACGATCCAGGTACATTCAAGGCTGTATTCTTGGCTGGTGGACCTGGTTCAGGTAAAGACTATGTGATGAAGCAAACCCTTGATGGTATGGGCCTGCAAGAAATCAATTCAGATATTGCATTTGAGTTTCTTATGCGTAAGGCTGGTTTGAACTTCAAGATGCCTGAGAGTGAACGTGTCGAACGTGACCTCGTGCGCGGGCGTGGAAAGAACATCACCAAAGAGCGCCAGCGTCTTGCACTAGCAGGTCGTCGTGGTGTTATCATCAATGGTACCGCTGATGATCCAGAACATGTGGCTTCTATCAAGAAAGAACTAGAAGCCCTAGGCTATAGCACCATGATGGTGTTTGTGAATACCTCAGATAAGGTATCACAAGAACGTAATATCGGTAGAGGTGAGGCCGGTGGGCGCGCAGTACCAGAAGACATTCGCAAAGATAAGTGGGAAGCATGTCAGGCTGCTATGCCTGTTCTTGCAAAGCTATTTGGTAAAGATAACTTCGTTGCAGTAGATAATAGCAATGATCTTCGCACTGCACCACCTGAAGTAAAGAAGAAGGTTGAGGGTGAGTTTCAGAACATTTTCAAGATGACAAAGAAGTTTGTTGCTCGTCAACCAAATGATAATCCTGCGGCTGCTGCATGGAATCAATCTGAGATGCAGAGACGCAATATGCAGTCTTTCGTACCACCAAGTACAACTGCATTTGGTACAGGTTCGGTTCAACGTGGTGCAGTTCAGGCCTCTGATGCAATACCAGCAGACCAAGATAACGTACAGCAAGTTTCACAAGCACCATCACCTAATGAACAAACGCAGGCTCAGCGCCTTGGTTTGACATACTACGGTTTTGGTCGTTATGGTACAACAATAAAAGGAAAACATACCGTAACTTATATTTCTCAGAATGGTAAGTTAGTACCTAAGCAGAGACAGATAGCGGAAGACCTTCGCAAGTGGTTTAGCAAAACTAATCCTGAAGGTGGGTGGAAAAGAATCAACTCTAAGGGTGAAGCTATTGGTCCTTGTGCTAGAGAGCCTGGTGAACCTAAACCAAAGTGTATGTCCAATGAAAAGAGAGCGTTACTAACTAAAAAAGAAAGAGCCTCTGCTGTTCGAGCAAAGCGTAAGCACGATCCTAATCCAGAAAGAAAAGGTGATCCTATCAATGTATCAAACTTTGGTAAGGGTAAAATTGGTGAGGCGTGCTGGGATGGTTACAAGGCAAAAGGTATGAAGAAAAAAGGTAACAGAATGGTACCTAACTGCGTTCCTGTAAGTGAAGCAAATGCAGCCGCTATAGCGGCAGCAACAGCAATAGCAAAGAAGAAGTCTGGTAATTATGATTCTAAAGGGCTTAGAAAAACGCCATATAAAAATCCAGATGCACCAAATGTAAAATCAAATGAAGAGAGAAGAAAAGAAATGAAGAAAGAAGAATATCTTCAGGAGAAAAACGTACCTACAAATCCAAGTCTTTGGTCTCAAGCCAAGTCTATGGCTAGATCCAAGTTTGATGTATATCCTTCTGCCTATGCTAATGGTTGGGCATCGAAGTGGTATAAGTCTAAAGGTGGTGGTTGGAAAACTCAAGCAGATGAGAGTTTTGAAAACATGGTCAATGAGAACACACCATCAGATCGTGAGTGGGGTAAAAATAGTCTCACCAAGATTTATAAAGAGAATACACCTGGTCAAACTTTTCCAGAAAATCCACTATCTGAGAAAAATGTGAAAGAAGGTAAAGTTCTTCCAGACCTCACACAAAAGCCAATTGAACCTAAACATTCAAAGCAGTATATGGATCGAATAAAAGATAAAAAAGCTAAGAGAGCTGAGAATAAGCGTGAAAGAGGTGAAGCACTGAAATTTGCATCTTATATGTGGTCAAAGAAGCTTGCTCAAGAAGACAATGCGCCTGCACTAGGCTATGAGTTTGGTAGAGATGGTATAGGACCAACATTTGGCACCATTCGTTCACCATCAGGATTTGGTGGATATTCTATACCTATGTCAGAATCAGTAGCAGCATGGGCCAGCAAAGATGAGACCATAGAGCGTTTCATCACCAAGTATGGCGAACAGGCTGAACAAAAGCTATATGAAGCTTGTGAGAGATTGAGTGAAATCAAATCTACTCCAAATACAAGCAAAGGTTTCAATGGGCTTCGTGAGTCATGGGAAGCTATCGGCGGGCGTGACATGGGTACTGTACCAAAACAAGGTAAAGAAGAGGTAGACGAAGCTTCGGCCGCATGGCAGCGCAAAGAAGGTAAAAATCCAACTGGTGGTTTGAACAAGAAGGGTATCGCCTCTTATCGCAGAGAGAATCCTGGTTCTAAGCTATCACTTGCAGTCACAACCAAACCATCTAAGTTGAAGCCTGGTTCTAAGGCTGCAAACCGTCGCAAGTCATTTTGCGCCCGTATGGGTGGTATGCGCGGGCCCATGAAAGATGAAAAAGGTAGACCAACAAGAAAAGCATTGTCGCTCCGCAAATGGAATTGCGAAGAATAACTTTCAGATAAATATACATAAACCTCAATTAAAGGAACTTAAACATGCACGGAAATAATAACTTCACTAAGAAAGACCCGTTGGTCAATGCAGTAGCAAAAGTGATGCAAGAGAATGAAACTCGTCGTCAAATCGAAAAGCAGTTTCAAGAAGAAATTGGCATTCAGGCCAAGCGCGAACTTCCATTCCAGAAACATGCAGAGTATGACCGTCTTCTTGCAGAAAGAACAGCAGTTGCTCTTAATGAAGAACTAAAAGGTAATCAACACAAGATCGATGCTAACAAGAACAATAAAGTTGATGCACAAGACTTCAAGATTTTGAAGGCTCAAAAGAAACAGCCACAGGGTGCAGACTTTGCAGCACAGAGACGTAAAGAACGTGTCGCATCTAATGGGCGTATGGATGAGGCTGACTATCCGCCAGGTGCTGGGCAAGATACTGCTAAAGACAAAGACCCTGATATGATGAAGGGTGCACCAGGCGAAAAAGATAGTACACCAAAGGCGGCTCCAATGCCACCTAAGCGCCCTGCCAATATGGAAGAAGAGGCCGAGCAGATCGATGAGCTTTCTAAGAAGACACTCGGCTCGTATGTAAAGAAGGCCTCACATGATGTAGCAACTAAGTCTGCTGCAACTGGTCGCTATGCTGAAAGAGCAAACAAAGAAGAAGATGATCGCAAGAAAACAGGCGACTATTCAGGCTATCGTCAAGGGCGTAAAGACAATGAAACGGCTGACAAGATGTTTGGTAAGTCATGGAAGCGCCGTCAAGGTATTGCTAAGGCAGTTGACAAGATGACCAAAGAAGAAACCCTTGCTGAACGTAACGAAGAAAACAAAGGCAAGAAAGATGCTGCCGTTACTTCAATCGGTGCAAAGAACAAAGATGAAAAGCATCTTGGTTCTAAGGGTACAGGAATCCGTAATAGCATAGCAGACAAGATTCGTGGTCGTGAAGTAACATCAGGTAAAGATCGTCTTGAAGAAAAGGCACCTCCAGGTGACAAGTATGAGCGCATGGTGAAGCACATCAAGTCCAAGTATTCTAAAGATGGTCTATCAGACAAAGAAAAGTCAATCGCCTATGCTACTGCATGGAAGGCAAAGAACAAGGATTCAGAATAATGGATAAGGTAACTCTCGATGCAGTAATGGAAGAAATCAAGAAGAGCCTTGGTGAGGCTCGCCTGATGAAGATTTTTGAAGACGATCCTGAAGATAAGGTCATTAAACAAGAACCTAAAACTTCAGCTACACCTAGCAGTCAAGAAGATCAGAATAAAACTGGTACATCACCAGCAACGGCAGGTAGTCAACCACAATCTACAATGGCTTCTCCTGGTGATAGAGCCGCTTTTGATGCTAAAACTGGCGCCGATAAAACAAGAGCCGATGCAGGTGCAGCCGAGCTTGCACAGAGAACATTAAAACCTCTTGTACCAGGTGGTTCAACTGCACCATCAGCTCCAGGAGCTGTCAGACCTTTATCTGCACCATCTGCTCCTATTAAACCCATAACTGGACCTACACCTCCAGGCGCCGGCGCAAAACCTGTTTCTGCTCCTGCGGATGCTGCGGCTAAACCTGAAAAATTTAGTGGAACAATTAAAGATTTCCAGGCAAAAAATGCTGGTGCTACAGTTGGCCAGGCTATGAATGCAATTCAAGGTAAAACAGCTATTGCTGGTGGTAAGAATGATCCATCAGTTATACAGAAAGGTTATGATGCAACTAGCGGCGGCAGAACTCGTGCATATGATCCAGCTGCTGGTGCTTCAGCTCCAAAACCAGCCGCTCCGGCTGCTCCAGCTGCACCTAAATCTGCTCCAGCTCCTGCGGCACCTGCGGTTGCGGCTGCACTCGCGAAAGCACAAAGTAGAAGTGCTGGAACAGATGACAGCGGTAACCAAAAAGCACCTTCTGCACCTGCGGTTGCGGCTGCTCAACAACAGAGAAATACTGAATTGTTGTCAAAAAATCAATCTAACATTGATGATTTGAAAAAGGCTCAGAAAAAGAACCCTGTTGACTTGAGCAATGTGTCAGAAAACTTCGACCAGTTCGTCAAGAAGTTTCTAAAGGAATCAAAATGAGTGTGTTAAAGAAACTCAAAGAACAGCCTATAGAAAAATTCAAAGGTGGTGCCGCTGATATTCAAGACCTATCTGGTCCAAACAAGGTTGTAGGTTCAAAACCAAGAGAGCAACACCACGGTCTTTCAGAAGAAGAAATTGAAGAAGCTCGTTCAACAACAACAGGTTTAGGTGGCACTCATGCTAGTGGTATGAAGAAAACTGGACCAAACATCAATAAAGCGGGTGCTGGCCTTCAACAAAGAGCTGGTGCCCAAAGAGGTGGTAACCAAAGACGAAGCCCAGCAATGTATGCCGAAGAGGCTACCAAGAAAGTTCTCAAGAAACTAAAAGAGAAAAAAGGTGAACAACCTTTGGGTAAAACTGCTACAGGTCAAGCAGGTGATACTATTACCACCGAACCTAGCAAACCAGAATTAGTCGGTTATCACTAACATAAATATAAGCAACAAGGAGTACTACATATGCTTTGGGGAAATAAAGATTACGGCAATGGCAATAACAAGCCACTGTTTGCTAATACATCTAATTCAACATCTAACTCTACAATCAATGGTACAGCAGCCAATACAAATCAATACTATGGTATTGTGGCTGGTGTGTCAACAACAGAACTTGACTTAACTCAAGGTGCTGCAAACCATCCGCAACACGCTGGTTGGGTCAGTCTCAAGATTGGTACAGGTCCTATTTCTGCCATTTCAATTACGAATGGTGGTCAAGGTATCAATGCCGCAGGTTTCATCAATATCACAGATGGTAGCTATCTTGCTCAAGGTACTGGTGCGAACATCTCTTTCACCATCGCCAACTCACAGAATAGTTTGCAGTCATACTCAACCAATTCTGCACTAAATGCCATTTCATCTTTGACAATCGTAAGTGGTGGTAGCCTGTATTCGAACGTATCTGCTATCACATATAAAAGCAATATAGCCAATACTGTTCAGCCAACACTAGCGATTACCCTTGGCGGCAGAGCAGGTAGATATTCTGCTGAAACTCTTGTTGCAATGGGTTCGATGACTCTTGATGACGCAAGAGATAACGTCTACTTCTCTGGCATCTAATAAAGGCAACTAGATATGAAAACTTTCAAAAGATATATTAAAGAAGAAAATGCTCCAAGATTTGGAACATCATCAGGCATAACTGATGTAAACGATGGTGCTGTCAGAGACAATATCAATACTATATTGACGATGACAACAGCAAGAAAATATATCACACCTTATCTTGCTCTAGAAAGAGTAAAGAAAGCCTTGGCAAATTTTCATATCTTCTTACCAAACTATTCATTCTTAGAAGGTGATTCTGGAATGGCCGTCTTTGATGTCAAACAATTTGGTGACAAAATGGGTATGACAGATGACGGTCAATTCATCAAAGAAGTTCCACCAATCTATCATGTATATTTTGAATATCAGTTGTCTGACTGTGGAATGTTCGAAGCTTTCTGTGAAGTGGTAAGTAAGGCTGAACTCGATGAGATTCTCGAAGATGTTGAGGATGAAATGAATGAGGCTGAGTCAGAAGAGCTTGAAGAAGAGGCACACACAGCCGAACCAGAAACAGGTGAACGTAAGACACCTGGTTCGAATCAAGAACCATTCGAAAAAGCATCGGCTCCAAAACCTATAAAGAAGCGAACTGATGCTGAAATGGAAAAGAAGAAGCTTGATGAAGTTGTCACCGCTCGTAAGATGACACCAAAAGAAAAGAAGGCTCGTGCTGAATATATTGTGAAGCATAAAGAAAAACTTGCTGCACACGATACTGGTATCAAAGCTAAGAAAACCGTGAAAGATGTTAAATCTGAACCTGGTGATTATGGTAGCGAACCAAGCAAGATGGGCCTAAGAAATGCTATCGGTGCTGGCTACTACAAAGTAGACGAAAGTATGGAAGAGAAGAAAGAAAAAAAGAAGGCCAAGTTCAAAGCTTATCGTGATGAGAGAGATGAGAGTAAGAAGAAGCGTGAAGATATGAAATGGCAAAAACATAGGCTCACTAAAGAAGGTATCGATCTTTCTAAGATTACATTGAATAAAAATACAGGCAATATCTCATCTAGTGATCCTAAAGCTGATCTATCTAAAGTAAAAATGGATAAGAAGACGGGTAACATATCTGCCACGAATGAAGATAGAATGGATGACCTTGCAGATTCTCTAAAGACCAATAGAGAGCGTCAAAATGCGGCCACCGATCCTCAAGAAAAAGAGCGTCTTTCAGGGCAACGCGACCGTATGATGAGTACTGCCGATAGAGTACCTAGTCAACCGGCCATCAATGAAATCTCAGCCAAGCTTGTTGGTAAGGTCAATAAGGCCAGAGCAGTTGATGGTAAGCCAAGTAAGACTAAAACAGCCAGTGCAACTCTATCGAGAGCCGTTGCGAAGAAGTGGCTCGACTCAGATGTAGGTAAGCTTAAAGAAGAAGAAAACCTTCAAGAACTTTCTGATAAACTAAAGAAGAGATATGTCAAGAAGGCCACAGACGATAAGAAGTCTGCTGAAAGACAAGCAAGTTTGTCTGACCGTGAAGCAGCCGATACGGGCCGTAGTAAAGAGTCTCGTAAGTCTTTCAAAGATGAATCGAAGTGGCTAAAAGGTATTGCCTCTAAGAGAGCCAAGGGGCTAGAAATGGCAAATAAGAAGTGAGATGATTGAAAACTTACATGATGATAACTTTACAATTTATGCGATAAAGGCATACGATAAACCAAACTGTGTGATGTCTGAGTTTGAAGAAGACCTGAAACGCATAAAGTATATCAAAAGATTGTTGAAAAGATATAAGATATGGGGTGAAGAAGAACTTAAAGAAAGGTTGATACTAAACCACATTATCATCCTTTCTAATGTTTTTGGTATAGAAGCTTCTGTTAGGATGTTGTTTTTCAAACTTGATCCTGTAGACTATCACTTGCTAAAACCATTCCTCATGTTTCTCAACTTCATGCCTAAAACTATACGGGGAATAAAAAGCATAGACATACAATCGAATGATATACCGGTTGATATCTATATTCTAAGCCGTCTAAGAACCTTATAATTCATTCACAGCGGTACATAGCTACCATAGACCATTGTCAAGAGGTTGTCAAGAGAAATGTCAAACATCGAAGAAGATGCTCCAGCAAATAGTGTAGGCGGCGGTGAGATTGCTGCGGTTGGTGTAAGCCCACCTAGCAAGCCTGCTAACTGGGGTGAACCAGGTCTAAGCGCAAAGAACATGAAGAAGAAGCACAAGAAAGATGCTGTCATGCGTAGAGATCCACCTAAGGCACTACAGGAAGCAAAGACAGGTATATTCGCAGGGCATCAGACATTCATAGTTCCTTCTAGTCTATTTCACAAAGCTCGCCTTGAAAAGAAAAAAGGTGGCCACTGGAAATCTTATATCGGTGAAGATGAACATGGACAGTCTATCAGAGAGTTTGACAGAAAGCACAAAGGTAAGAAACCAATCATACTTCAAGACGAACTCACTGGTGCAATGTGCTATGCAAGATACGGGAGTAAATAATGGCTTTGGTTACCTTCGAACAACTAAACGAATTCTTTGAAGACACAGACGAAGATATCATTCAGAGATTTGTAGAAGACCTTAACACTGTAATGGAATTCTATGAGATCAATAACAAACAACGCATCTCGATGTTCCTTGCTCAAGTTGGCCACGAATCTGGCGGTCTCAGAACAATCAAAGAAAATCTAAACTACTCTGCTGACCGTCTCAAGGTCATCTTCCCTAAATATTTTCGTGGAGTAGACCCAGCACCATTCGCCAAGAATCCTGCTAAGATTGCTAATCGTGTTTATGCCTCGCGCATGGGTAATGGTGATGAAGCATCTGGTGATGGTTATAGATACTGTGGTCGCGGATTGATACAGCTAACAGGTAAGTCTAACTATCAAGCGTTTGCCGCTGATATGAGTTGGACACTAGAAGAAGCCACCGAGGCTATGGGCACAGAAGAAGGTGCATGTTGGTCTGCTGGTTGGTTCTGGGATTCAAGAGAGTTGAATCAGTGGGCCGACAAAGGTGATATCGTTACCGTAACAAAGAAAATTAATGGTGGAACTATTGGTCTTGAAGACCGCAAATCTCATTATGAAGCAGCACTCGAAATATTTTCATAAGGAGAGATTATGCCTAAGTTCGGACTACCAGACGAAGAACCAGTAGCGCCTAAGCCTGCAATGGATATGATTCCGCCAGCAACCAAAGGTGCTGGTGCTTCTATACCTTCAAACTATGTTGACAATTCACCTCGTGTAGGCTATACTACACCTGCTCCACAAGTTCAACAATTATCGGAAGCAGCACAGCTTGCTAAGATTGAACTAGAGAAGAAGCAATGGGAAGCGGAAAACTCAAAGCAAAACGAAGATTGGATGGTCAAGAAGTGGCGCCCTGCGATGGGTTGGTGCTATATGGTCATTTGCTGCCTTGATATGGCAATCTTCCCTGTTGCATGGAGTGTCGCACAAGTTATGACGAAGACACCGCTCGTTCAATGGAGCCCACTAACACTACAAGGCGCAGGCTTATTCCATCTTGCAATGGGTGCTGTTCTAGGTATCGCCGCATGGTCTCGTGGTCAAGAGAAAATGTCTGGTGTAACGAAGTAAGGATATGAAATGAGTATTAGAATCATCATTGGTGTTGTCCTTGTTTGTATTATGACGACAGGATACTTCTACATCGAATCACTCAATAGTCAATTAGAAGCGGCCGCTGAATTGCAGCAGAAGCTTGAAGACACTATTGATAAGCAACAGCAAGTTATGGATCGTAATGATGCTGACATGAAAAAGATGCAGCAGTTGAATAAGGACCTTTCTGAGAGTTTTACCACTACTCAGCAAGAAGCAAATGAGTTGAGAGGTAAATTCGACAAGATGAATCTTGCTAAGTCTGCAAGTTCTCTCCCTACTGAAACTGAAATGAAGATTAATAGAGGTACTAAAGACGCACTTCGCTGCAATGAATTAGTTACAGGCGCCAAACTAACAGCCGATGAAAAGTCAGGTAAAGTTCAGAATCATATGTGCAGCGATTTCATAAAGAGAGCTATTGTGAAGGAATCTAAAGATGCTAAATAAGATCATAGTTTGTGCCTCTGCGTTTCTACTACTTACAGGTTGTGCATCAACAAAGCCAAAGATTATTGAAGCACCGGTACTTGTCGATAGACCTGAACTGATTCTTCCAAAAGTGCAACCTGTAAATCAAGGCTCTATGGAATGGGTTATCATTACAGCATCTAACGCCGAAGAAAAGTTAGAGATGCTGAAGTCAAAAGAAAACGTGGTATACTTCGCTCTCACTTCACAAGGGTATCAGAATCTCAGCATGAATGTGGCCGAACTGCGCCGCTACATTGAACAACAGAATGCCGTGATTGCAGCCTATCAAGCATACTATGCCAATCTTCCTAAACCTCCAAGACAAGAAAAACGATAATGGCGGATGATTTGAAAATAGATGTTGAACTACTGAAGAAAGATGTCACGATGATATCTAGTCTATGCAGTAAGTTTGACACCACTATTGATAAGATGCAAGAGATTGCATCTAATTTGTCACGCATGGTATCTCTACAAGAACAAAGAATTGTGGTGCAAGAGAAGATTACTCAAGAGGTGCAAAGCGTTTTGGAAAAGCGTAGGCTAGAACATGTAGAAGATACGAAAGAGTTACACTCGCGCATCACAACCGTGAACCGTGAACTCACACAAAAAATAGATGAATCAGAAAAAAGAATCCTTGCTGAACTCTATAGTATGCGAGAAGAGCTAAGGAAAGATGACAAGACATTCGGTGAAAAGTTAGCCAGTATTGAATCATGGAAATATATGGTGGTTGGTGGATTGATGGTCATTACTTGGGTTCTGGCCCGTCTCGATATCTCCAAACTTTTAATCTTGCTTTCCTCGAAGTAATCATATATACTACAATCCAAATCAGGATTGTATGAACATGTCCCTCCACATCGATAAGAAATATATGTCGCTCGTCTCGTCTAAGCTCGACCGCTTTAGGCAGAAGAGCGATTATCTATGGAACTTCAGATGCCCTATCTGCGGTGACTCCTCAAAGAACAAACTCAAGATGCGTGGGTATATCTATCGGCGTAAGAGTGATTTGTTCTTCTCCTGTCATAACTGTGGTACGTCTATCTCATTTGGAAACTTCCTAAAAACAATAGATAAATCAATGTATTCGCAGTATCAAATGGAGCGTTTTAAGTCAGAAAACGCTGGTAACGTAGCCAAGCCAGACTTTAGCTCCTTAATGGAGAAACCAGTATTCAATATCAAGAAAAAGATAAACCTTCCAAGCATTTACTCTCTTACTGAAACGCACACAGCCAAACGGTATTGCTATGACAGGAGACTGCCTAAGAATAAGCTTGAAGAACTCTTTTATGCTGATGACTTTGCTGAGTTTGTCAAAGAGATATTTCCTGAGTATGACAAAAAACTATATAATGAACCACGCCTTGTGATACCCTTCTATGATGAGAAAGGTGATCTACTAGGATTTCAAGGTCGTGCTTTCATCGCATCCAAGGTGAAATATATAACCATCAAGCTTTCAGATGATAATCTGAAGGTCTTTGGTCTCAACAAAATCGATAGGGCGAAACGTGTCTATGTGGTCGAAGGACCTATCGACGCAATGTTTCTTGAGAATTCTCTTGCAATGATGGACGCTTCACTGTATAATGTCATCTCATCTGTCGG